AGGTAATCTGATTGACTTGACCAAAGTTAAATGGCTGCAAGACTTCAGAAGGATTACCATTGGTTAGAATGATTTTCCCCGGTCTTACTTCAGGCTTTGCCCCGCGAGGTAGACGAGTTGCGTCCATCGCCATCATTGGGTGGACTGTTAGAGCCAGTGCATCGATCCTAGCCCTTAATTCTGCGTCCAATGCCTTCTGTGAGTTATAACCTTTTTCACATACGCCACGACCCCAGAACCTAGAAGGTACGATATCCCAAGGGAACGCCACAACAGGACGGTCTTGCATCATGTACGGGTTCTTCTCCGCTTTCAGCAGAGTACCACCGTTAGCTATGACTACGATTGCTTCAACATAGAAGCCTTCTTCTTCCTCGCTGTCTACTAGCTCTTCAACCTCTTCGTATTCATCGTCATTCTCAAGTAAATAGCGGGGAACAAGTCCGTAATACTTGGTCAAACGAGTCTTATCGGTAGGCTGCGTGGTAAGTTCGTGGTCAGGATCTAAGTCTGTGTCAGGATACGCGAAGTTGAAGGGGACGTTCTTGTATACACCCTTCTCCTGTAGCTGTTCTATGGCGTGTGGTGAGACGAATTCATCAATCACTACACCTAATGCGCTGTCTACATCCACAGCAACAGGGTCAATCAAGAAATTTTGAGGTAAAACAGGTCGTAATTTAACGACTGTGCGGTCTGAGATGTTTACACCTACCGCTTGTAGCTGACCATCCATAATAGGTTGAGTCGCAGGTTTCATCTCTTTGACTTCTTCTAGGACAATCTCCGCTATGCCTGTACCAAAGACGGCTGCGTTGATTAAACACTCAGCAACACCCTTGCGAATCTTGTTAGCTTTAAAATCTTCCAAGAGCTTTTCGCGAAGGTAGACTACGTCTTGGTTCTCTTGGTCAGCTATGTCGTCCTTCATATCAAAGAACCTACCACGACCAAACGTAGCTTCTTCAATCTCTGCAACTGATGACTCTACGGCTTGTTGAAGGGCAGGGGATATGATCTGTGAGCGTTCTGATTCGCGGTTACGGTCTTCGCTAGCGTAGATGCCACGCCACAGACGGTAGTATTCATCAAACTTCTTTTCGTAGTTAGTCTCGTAATGGTTGCGCCAATCTTCGCACTTGTCCATTACCCAAGACTCAAGAGTCTCTTCTATGCCAAACTGATCTTCGTTTGATTCGAGCATCTTAATATCCCGCTACTGAGTCGATTACGTCAAACTCATCTATTTCAAAGTCGTATGAGTAAGACACCTTAGCCAGTTGATCTATATAGGCTAAAGCGTCTACCATGTCATCGTGGGTTAAGGCGTCAGGGAATTGGAAGATTTCATCCATGAATTGGATGTTCCACTCACCTTTGTTGAGGTTGCAGATTCCGTTCTCGAATCTACCCTGTAACGCCCACATTACCCTGTCAGTTTTCTTTTTGTTCCCGTGAGTAAGTTCCTCAACGCGAAAGAAGTTCTGATACTTCTTCATTAGGTCAGTAAGAGGCGACATGACAGCCTGTCGGGCAATGCCCTTCTCTATACCGACTGATATGGGCTGATAGTCTCGGACTATCTGGAATATCTTCTCCGCAGTGGCGTTTAATTCCCACCTACCGCAGACAATGTCCTTGACCCACCAACCATACTCGCCTACCTTTACAATGGCAATAGCAGTATTGTCAAGTTTTTTATTCTTAGATTTGGCTTTTCCCACCTCTTCAAAGCCCGCGAGGTCAATTGCAACGTAATAGTCCCCCGTATCAGGCTCTGCATCATCGAAGTGAACCCATTCCTCTTTAAACATCTCCGAGCCACGCGCCTCAAAAGACGCCATGAACTCCTGACGGAACGCGAAGGAAGACATGGATTTCTTAGCTGCATCGATCTCTTCTTTGTCTAGTAAGTCATTGTCGTAGCTTGTGTAGTGCCATGCTTTATAAGTGGGGTCTTCGCCTAAACTGGCTTGCTTGTAGAGTTCATAGAAATGATTTCTACCCATTGGTGTCCCGATAAATAAGGCATCGCCTTTCAAGTCTGTCAACGCAGGTCTTAAGATTAATTCCCATACATCGGGCTTCATGTCTGCGTATTCATCCAAGACAAGAAACTTGAGACTTACGCCGCGCATTGTCTCAGGTCTGTCAGCGCCCTTCAAGCTGATAGTTGTGCCATTGATCAGTCTTACCTGCATATTATTAACATGCGAGTTCTCTATCACGGGTCTGCCTATCTCCAAGAGGAGATTCCACATAATATCCCGTGCTTGACCTTGAGTAGGGGCTACATAGAACACCTGCCCTTGATCTGACTTTAAAGCGTTTACTATCAAAAGATAAGCCGCAAGACGAGACTTCCCCGTCCTGCGACCCGCAGCAACCACTTTGAAACGAGTAGGGTCGTTCCAAACTTCTTTCTGCCACTCAAGGAGACTTATATCTAGGTTCATTTTCTCTTCGCGGTCTTCTGGGCTTGCTTAAAGTTTTTAGCTGTAGGTGCGCCTTTACTGCCGACTTTTCTCATGGTCTCGCCGCTACCTGCTGCAATACGCTTCTTCTTCGCGTTAATGTTTTTGTATAAACCGTTAGCCATGCTATCAACTCCTTGATTTAGAAGGTTTCTTTTTACTAGGGTTTTTGTGAAACACTCTTACACTATTTTTTGTATGAGTTGCCCCAGTATGCACTGTGCCATCAGACATTACATGAGTTGCCCCCGTGTAAGGCTTGCCAGATGATTTAAAGTGTTTGACACCCTTAGCCATAATAACACCTCTTTTAGTACGTTGATTTAACAGCCTTTGCAGGTTTTTTCTTTTTTGTAGCTTTGGCCTTCTTTGCTGCTGTCATTCCCGCAGGGGTGTAAGGGTATTTCTTTCCGTTTACATTAGGCATCGTATTCTCCAGTTCGTATCATATTGGTAATAGTTATAGCTCTTTGACCCACTTGGTCTGCCCAATTAGAGTCTAGGAACTCTACTGCTGCTTCTTCGTAATCACCTTCTTCCATAGCATTCAAAGCCTTTTCAAATCCGCGAAGGCGGCTTATACCAAGGTTGAAGCACATGTCCATCATAGCGTCTTGCCTGACGGTGTCTAGGTATGCAAACCAATCAAAGGTTTTTAACAGTTCCTTCTCGCATCTGCGGATGTCGTTCTGTAGAAGGTAGTATACCTCATCTTCCGATAGTCCCATTGAGTCCAGATTGCGTCCTACGCCAATAGTTAAGTCGCCTGCCGTGCATTCGTAAGGTTTGAGTCTCATAGCTTCATGCTTAATGAGCAGGTCTTCAATCCTCATGGAACTCTCCTTCTATCACTTCGGGTTCTACGATTGTATCAGTGACCCCTGAGATGGTTATGTTGACCGTAGGCTTACCCCCTAGCTTGTCTTTATCAAACGAGCTGATCGGTAAGATGCGATCTACAATAAGCTTCCACGCAGCAGATTGGTTCTTGTGGTCGTCATCTTGTGCAGCTCGGAAGATAGACTCTATCACAGCGTTGGTATCCCTCCTCGCGAGGAATCGCTGCTTCATCTCAGCCATAGCCGAGTGGTCGCCCTTGGGTCTACCAATAGGACGGTTCTTGGGCTTCTCTATCTCCGACTTACGGGGACGACCACGCTTTCTCTTTACTGGTACATTGTCTTCAACCACAACATAGAAGCTCTTTTGTAATTAATATTTAGCGTATTAAACCATTAATTGGTGAATTTCGCCAACACTTGTGTTTATAGGGGTTAGAGAGGGATGTTTTTTGCTTCTTTTTTTTAATTTGGCTTCGAGCAAATTTGGGTTGGAACTATACATATTTGCGCGCGAGCTAGGCCCCCCCCGTCCCCTCCGCGAACCCCGTCTGTTTATACGCGCACGCACGCGAGCTGTTAACGCGCGCACGCGAGGCTTATCTAGGCGCGAGCAATCCCAAGCGGCGAGAGGGAAGGGGATGGGTAGCAGCCAATAGCCAATAGCAAAATCGCATACCCTATACACACGATTCTCAAATCGATACACACTGATACACAATCCAGTGAAATTGTTGGGTGATTAGGTAACACATCCACGGTAACACAGTAACACTTTACGGTAACACAGTAACACTCTCAACACTGTATGCATACACAGTACATTGGCTACAAGCCCCGTAATCATTGGACTTTGAAAAGTTGGCACGGCGAATGCATTGTATTATACGACAACCAAGCAATCACACAATACAGGAAAGCACACTATGAACAGATACGACACTCCAGAATGGAAAGCTCTACGCTCAGCCCAGAACGCGCCAGAGAATGCCAATATAGATATTCTCACCATTACCGGCTTTATGAATCACGAACAATTCTTAGCGCATGTAGCACGATACGTTAAGTAATCATTAAGCCCCTAGCAATAGGGGCATCACCTACAAGGGGAATCACATGAATCTAGATAAAGCATTATCAAGCGTAAACGGGCAGTTAATCGATCTCATTAACCATAAAGCGGGCGATGCGTTTAGCTATCCGACCGCAATCGCAATAGTAAAGCGCGACCATACATTGCATCCCTTTGTAGTCTGGAGGGCAATTGATCCATCACGATCGGGCAATCATCCGTTTTTTGAAGCGGGCAATTATTGCGAAACATTAGCCGAAGCATTAACGGATTCGAGAATCTAAAAAACAAGGGGAATAATCATGGATCGTGCAAACTGTGCTCGCATTGCAAACGCAATAGCCACTAAGGATAACGCGCTAGCATGCAGCGTCATAGATGACATATTAACCAAGGAAACGGGCGCGCATTGGATTCGCGATCTAGCTAAGCTTAAAGCGTTCTTGCTAGATGGCTCGCCTAGATTCTCAATAATGGCAAAAGACGGTAACGGTAAACTGCCCTTCTTAGCGTTTAGTAGTCTAGCAGGGAAAGGTTTCTGTATTGGTGCGGGCGATTGCCTAAACTTTTGCTACTCGTTTAAAGCTTGGCGGTATCCTGCCGCCTTCTGTCGACAAGCGCAAAATAGCGCGCTATTGCAATCAGACAGCGGGCGCGAGCATATTCTAAACGCCATTGATAAATTCGAGCCAGTATCGGGCGCAATAGATTTTCGCCTGTATGTAGACGGGGATTTTACAGGCGTTGAAGATATCGCTTTTTGGATGGAGGCGCTAACGGCTCGCCCTTGGTTAATCACCTACGGTTAT